ACTTTTGCCCTGCACGGTTTTGGGTTTGTGAAGAAGACATCTTCCATAGAGAAGAAAATCTATCTCCACCTAAACGGGCGACTTGCGTGTTCCATTCTCTTGAGACTCTTAGCTTCGATGAAGCACAGTCAAAGATAAATGGTGTATCAAGTGCGCCTGTTTTTGCATCTTTTTTAATTAAAAGATGAGATTGAGTCTGAGTGATGTCAAAATCATCAGGATTCAATCCTTGTGCAGTTAGAGAATCAATGGCATCTTTTTCAGTACTGTATGTACCTGCTAAGCCCCCACCTTTTTCTCGTTTTTTCCAAGCGACAAACTCTTCGGTGAATTTTACGTTAATAACGTAAATTTCTTTTCCGTAGTTTTCTCTTGTTATGGTGTTGATAAAGTCACCTGGTTTGCTTCCCTCAATGTGTTCACTGTGGTTTTCGTCAACTTCATTAGATAACTGTTGAAGTTGTTTAACCCTAGGGGTTTGCAAGTGATCTGCAGTAACGTTTTCGTTACCAAGACCACCACCAGCCTGCACGTGTGCAGGTACCTTATCGCTTACTAATGCAATATCACTCATAGTACGTACTCCTTGTTTCGTTGATATTGTTAATATTACTTTGACCTGAAATTAATTCGGGTCAACTCCGTTGATGTTACGCCTGGCAAATCCATGCCGAGTTGTAACAATTCCCTATAAGCAGTTGCTGACATACGTTTTTGCAGCAGCTCGAACTGTTTTGTATCGAGTATGTGCTGGTAAACAAAATCCCAGTTTTCTACCGTTGGGACCGTTTCTGTTTTAATAGAAACGGTACACGTATCATTCCCCACTCGATCAATCCCTTGATTCTTTAGTGTGGTTGCGATTTGTGTTTCTAATTCTAATTTTCTAGATTTAAGAGTTTTTTCTTGTTCTAGCAAATTAGCTAATTGGGTTCGCGTATCCGCGAGATCATTTAACATGTCATCCATGTTTCGTGTTTCGTCGTTCAATGTATAGTCTCCGTACTGTTTGCGGGTGTTGCAAGAAACACTCCGTCTGTTAATGTAATGGCTTCCTTGCCAGCCTGTAAAACTAATTCTTCTAAATTGTCTTGATCTATATCTCCACGTAAAACTAAAAGTTCTGATACAGCAAATACTAAAGCTGCTGCAATAACATCAGCTGGACGTTTTTTTAATTCTTCTACAGTTTCCATAATTTCTATACTAAGTTGTAGTTTGTGTTTTTCCATTTTGTAGCCCTGTTAATATATGAAGAAGGTTTTCCATTTTACCTAGCTTACCATTTAATTTTGCATACACATCTTCTTCCCAGGTTTTATGGGCTGCAATAAGTATTGTTTCAGTTTTTTGTGTTTGACTTGCTCTATGAATACGTCGATTGAATTGTTGAAAATGTTCTGCGTTGTATGTAGGAGAACACCAAATTGCTGTGGTAGCTTTTGTAAGAGTAAGTCCATGACCTGCAGATTGTGGATGACAAAACAATACACGTATTTGGCCTGCTTGAAAGCGTTGTACAATACCAATACGTTTTTCAGCAGGAACGCTACCATCAATAATTTCATAAGATAGCTTTTCTTTTTCTGCTTGTTCTATAAGCGCATCTCTTTCATGTTTCCAATTAAACGCTACGATACAATGTTTACGTTCTTTAATAAGATCGATGACTAGATTGTAACGTTCTTGATGAATGTATTGAACTTGACCTTCTTCATCATACACACCGCCTGAGATGAGTTGTAATAACTTTTTAACCCGGGCTCCTGCGTGTACAGCATTAATCGTACCTGCTTGTGTATACAAAACACTCTCTTCTGCGAATGTTTTGTACATTTGTTGAACTTGAGGAGATAAGTGTGTACGTACAGTTCGTACGATGTTTGGTGGAAGATCTACACAGTCTTCTAGTTTGTAACGAATTGTAATATCGCTAAGTTGTTTTGCTATAGCTTCTTCGATGCCTGGCTTGTCAACCCATTCATTAGCAAAGCCATTAAATTTAGGGGTGCATACTTGATTGCGGTAAGCAAAAAAGCGTTCGCCTAAATGCTTACCGTCATCAACAAGTAATACAGGGTGCCAGAGATCTAGAATAGAATTACTATTAGGAGTACCAGACATGGCAATCCTATAATCAAACTGGTTGATAATTTGTTTGAGATTTTTTGAGCGTTTTGATTCTCGATTTTTAAAAGCGGTAAATTCATCAATAACGATTTTAGTAAAGCCGCTAAGGAGATTTTTATTTTTGTGTAAAAAATTGACAGCTTCAAAGTTAGTAATGACCATTTCGTGGGAAGGGTCTGAAAATATTTTTTTACGGTTTTTAGCATATGCTACTCCATATTTAATAGTTGGTTGAAACTTTAATATGTCTTCAACCCAAGCTGCTTCAAGTATAGATAAAGGTGCGAGTACAAGAGTGCGGCCCGGTATTTTTGTAATAGCGTCAAGCACAGCTCTTGTTTTACCAGTACCAGGATCTGATGTAATAAGACAGCGGGGGTTAGATAGAATAAAGTTGGTTGTTTTTGTTTGATGCTCGTAAGCAGGAATATCTTCCATGTTTCGTTCCTCATTGTTATTCGTTCGTTGTTAAGTATTTATTATACTTATTTCATTCCCCATTCGCAAATAGGGTATTCACCCTTACCATACGAACACCACTTGCAATTATAATTGCTGGGGTTTGGTGGAAATTTTGTAGCAGTAGTCATAGCTATTGCGCGTTCATGTAATGTTGGCATAAACATCATAGCTTCATCTCTTGTATATGTTTGTTCCATTATTGTTCCATGATCTAAGTACCATATTTCTGTATTAGCGCTTTGTAATTCTGGGTAACGCATAAAACTTCCTATGGCATAAGTTAAAGCTTGCTGTGAATGGCTTATCTCATTACCAAATTGTTTACCTGTTTTGTAATCAATAACTCGCGCTGAAGTTTCTGTTTCATGTACGATAGCGTCTAGTTTAACTCTACCCCATACTTCAGGAGCCATCCAACCACAAGGTTCCCAATCAATTGTAAAACCCCATTCTCCTTCAAGCTCAACTTTTGCATCTGCAAAAAGAGTTTTGAGCTTTTCAAATTGTGGTTCAAATTTTTTAAGGGAATCTGGAAACTCAGCAAGTTCTCCTTTTACATAATCTTCTGCTTGTAAATGTATTTCTGTACCGCGTGCAGCAGCAGGTCCAAAATCTTCTTGTACTTTTTTTACTTTAGCGATGTAAGATCTGTAAGAACAGGCTTCGTATGTTTTTAAAGCCGAATGAGACCATGCAGGTATCAGGCCCAGTTCCTTGGGTTTGTCCAATTCTGTTACAGTTATCAGATCTGGACGCTTGTTTTGTACAAGCTCACTCATTGAATAATATTAACTCTCTTTAATTAATTTTAAATCATTCTCTTCAAAATGACTATCTATTATGTCTTCTCGTATAGTATTAGCTAATTTCCAAGTTAATACAACCCCTCGCACCGTTTTACTTTGTATGCGCTTGACAGATGTACTTATATTAAGTCTAGACATTGCTTTCGTAAAATCTCGTTGTGAGAGTTTATTACGGCTATCTGTAAGAATATCGTAAACTAATTTAAAGTGAGACATGGGTATACACATGTCTTGTCCTACGCGTGCAACCCAGTCCTTAACATAACGTTGAGTTGTACTTATACCACCCGCGTCAAAAGTATTTGTAAGTGGTATTTCTAATATATCAATAAAGTATTCAAGATTACGTTGTCTAATTGCAAATGCAAATTCTTCAAGCACTGACATTGAAATTTCTTTCATTTGTGTTTTAGCTTCGTTTTCTAAAGCTGTGTGTGCCATGCGTTGGTCTACTTTAAATTTATCTAATATACCTGCTATGGTGTACAGTTCAGTTTCCAGCTGCGGCATGTTTGTAAGTAACTCAGGGTGAGCTTTTTCTAACTTTACTTCCTGACGTGGCCCCACGTTGTAACGACGATCACCATCTTCTATTTTTACTGCGTCGCCTCTGTTAGTTAGAAATAAGAAATTACAAAAACTTGGCAGCTCAATTTGGTTTGTACGCATTGCACGAATTGTAAGATTAGGTTCTGTAATTTGATGTTTTAATTTATCAGCCATTTTGCCAACAGAACCTGAGTCTGCCATTCTAAATTCATCAACTACAAGAAAGAGGGCTGTTCTCATGTACAAATTAAATTGTTCTTCTATATTTTCTAAAGCTCGCATTGGTACTTGTTGTTCACCAAACAAGGGCTTAAGTACTTTGTGAACTAACAACCCTTTACCAGTACCTGGTACACCTGTAAAAATCCAGGCTGTCATTGTCTTTCTTTTGTTTTGATAAATATATGCAAGCCAATTAACAAAGTGTTCAAACTCTGTTTTACCTGAGCCAAGAACATGGGACAACAACTTCGCAGTAAAAGGAGCGGAGCTATGAAGTTTATGCGCTGTCCCATATTCTAATTCAGGTGCATCTTCCGATGCGTTTAACATGTAAGGAGTTTTTCTATATAAATTTACATAGTAAGGTGCTTCTTCTAATTGAATACCTTTATTAACAGACGGGTCAAATACAACCCTAGCGTCAGGAATGTAATCCAAGGGAGGACGACTATGAGAACGCATAAAATCTTCAATCGATTGCTTATTTGTTGGAGTAAGGGGGTATTCGTCTGTGAATTGTTCAATTGTTTCATCATAAATTCCGTTGTAATAAGTGTCAGTGTAAAAATCTCTTAAAGCGATAGGTCTTAACTTTTTATCCTGATCTATTTTGTCTGCAAATATTTCAAAGATATTTTTATAAAAGTCTGGATCTGCTTTTTGTATTTCCCAAATGGGTTCACCTTTAAAGTTATACATGTAATGCGGGCTTGTTAATAAAAAATAATATCCAGCACTGTCACCGCCATTAACATTACAATTAACATAAGGTTCTGCAACCCTGCTTACTTCGATTGTCATCTTATCAGGGTTTTGTAATACTTCTTGTGGTTCTCCAGCAATAGTAATTGTGCTGGTTTTAGTTGCTTTCTTAGGTAAGTTAAGTTGTTTTCTTAAGTTATCTTTTATTTGTACACCTAAGTTGTGTACGCGTTCAGGGTTAACTGAAAACAATAAAGTAGAAAGATCTAAAGTTGACGAACCACGGTTGACCAATACAAAACGTGAACCTTGTATTGGGTCTTTTACACCATCTACAAAAGTAGGGGGTGCAATATAAATAATTTTAGAGTTGTCAGCTACGCCTGGATCAAGTTTGTAAGATAAACTTTGACCGTTTGCAGACAAAGTTAAACGCTCTGCTAAAAATTGTGTTTCATAATTTAATAATTTAAGTGCTTCTTTTAATACTTTAGGGTGTATAGCATTTTCTAATATAAAAAAGATATGTAATGAAACAGATTCTTTTTTGTACCCTAATGAAGCGCTGGCTTGAGCAATGTATGTTACATCGTGAAATTCAGGAGGTAACTGTTGTACAAGTTGTTCAGATAAATTTTCTAGGTCTTGTGTATTTAATTCAGATTTTTTTGGTAGTGGTAATTGAATGTTATCAAAATCAAGAACAAGTAAATGGGTTGACGCTACACGGTCAGTCATCAACGCTCGGGGTTCGTTGTTTAACTCACGCTTGAGGGGTCCTTTGTGTAAACACATACCAGCTGAGGCCGCTTTTGTAAGTTCATTTAATAACTTATCTGGATCTTTTTTAATTACTTTGTGTACTGATGTAAAATTTTTAATCAGTGGGTAAGGTGTTACTCCTTGTTTTGATATTTTTTTTGCAAGCTTCTGCTTGGCTTTGAGGAAAACTAGCTCCATGTTTAACTCCTATGTTTTATTTTTTAAATTGTATACTTCTTCCCTGTCAATGATAACTGATGAATCTGCTTCAAAAGCAAGTTTAACTTGTTTAAGGCCTACGTGAGTGACGGTAACTTTACATAGCTGTTCGTCATCTTTTTGTAAAATAATTGAATCCCCTTTTTTCCTTGTTAAAACTAAATTTTTCATTTGTCATATTGTTGACTATGTCCTCCTTCTGCGTCAAGTGGTAAATCTGAACACCACAGAGGGGGTGTTTTCATTATATCTATAATTTTAGCAAGTGTCTCGTCTGGGTTAATATTTGATCCAATAGATATAATTTCATCATGAACTTGCAATACGACAGACACTTCAGGCATTTTGTGCACAGCTAACATCTGTTCAACAATTACGGTACGGGCTAACGCTTGTACTACATTTTCTACAAGTCGAGCTCCATAAGTTTTAACCATGGTTTTACCTGAGTTATACATGTGATTACCATTTTCATAAATAAGTCCTGGATAATACAAATGCATACCGTTTGGCAGCTCAATTGCTTTTGATTTAATAAATAAAGGTCCATAAGGAACTTTACTGTCTTTGTTAGTTACAGCCATAGTAAATAAATGATATTTAAATGCATTCCATAACTGTGGTATGTTTGGGTACATAGCTCTGTATTGGCTTACAATAGACAAGGCCGTGGATTCTGTAATATCAACAGAGGGCGTACCTACTTTAAGTGTATACCTAAATTTTTCATGACCCATACCATAACCTAGCCCTAAGATAGCTGTCTTACCAACATAGCGTTCAAGTTTGTCAGCTTTAGTTACGGGTTTACCATAAATTTGAGAAGCAAATTCGCTGTACACATCACGGCCCGCAGCAAATGCGTTAAGTAAATCTTGTTGATTAGATAACCATGCAAGCATACGTGCTTCGATGTTTGATAAATCAGCAACAAATAAACGTTGACCTTCAGGAGCTGTAAGTGCTTTACGTAAGACAGATCCTCTGGGTAAGTTTTGTAAATTAAGACTGTCTGTACCACCAAAACGCCCAGTGTGTGCTGCATAATATCTAAGCGGTACTGGAAATGTACCATCAGGGTTAATGTTTTCTAAAAATCTTTGTGCACGGGTTTCTTCTAGTCGTGATTTTACAGCTTCCCTGGCGTCCCATAAGTGTTTGTATTCTGGATACATGTTTTGCATTTGTATATATGCAGAATCTGTTTTACTAAAAGCAGGGATTTGTTGTCCTGTATTAGGGCTTTTCTTTGTCGGTACAGTAATATCTAAACTTTCTAAATGTTCAGCAAACTTTTTTTGAGATGCAAGTACATCTCTTGTTACGCCAGATTTTTCAATAAGATCTAAAGTTCTTTGTTTTGTTTCTTCTTTGTGGGTTATTAATAGTTCACTGTTTAATGTAAGTTTTGGTTCAACAAACATACGACAGGTGAGATCTATTACATCTAATTCTTCCTGAGGGTATGTTTGTATAAATTGTTGAAAGATTGCATAAGTTAAATCTACATCTTGTATACAATATCCTCCTATTTGTTCGTCTAGCTCTGGGCTTAAATCACGTATACCTTTTGCATTAACTAATTCTTCTCCTTTACGCATAGTTTCATCGTTAGGAAATACACGTTCGGCGGTTGCTTTTAAAGAAGCAGATTGATTTGGATACAAACCACGGGCCATGGCAGCTGTGTCGTAATAGTATGCTGGATATAAACCAAGGTGTTGTGTAAGTATGTAAGCATCGAACAAAGTATTGTGACAAATTACAGCACAGTCTTCCCAGGGGATCTCTTGTAATGCATCTAAATATTCATCTTCACCGAACCATTCTGTGGGTTCATCATTAAATTTAATACCTACGCCCCAGATTTTAAATTCTGGGTGATGTACATATTGAAGTGTAGTAATTTTTGATAAAGATACTTGAGTATCATAATAAGTCTCAAAGTCTAGATAAACATTATTCATCAGAATCTCGCTTTTTTGTGGGTCGGGTTAAATATCTGTGAAAGTTATAACTAATAGTATCTTTCTCAGGGTTAAAATAATCTTCTTGAAATATTATTTCGGCTTTTGTTTTAGCTTCTTGTTCAGATTTTGCATCTGTTATCCAGATGTCTCGTGATCTAGTTTCACTAGCTTTTATACAATAGTCAGTCATAGTTCCTCCTTGAACTTTTGCATTTGCATGCACCATTCTTTGTATTCGTTTTTCTTTGCTCGCTCCCAGCCAATTTGTTTACTATGGATCATATTAAAAGCTGTGCCTTTACTAACTAATTTCCATTGTATAAATGGCAGATCGTTTGGATCTGAATATCGGTAGGGGTGTACTGGATTACGTTTTACGTAAATTTTTGCCATCAACAATCATCCATAATTTTTAGTTGACATTCATCCTGAATGCTTTATGTTTTTTAAGTATGACACAATTAAGTGTTATATAACAATATAGGAAATATATTATGGCATCAACATATACTTCAGACGTAGTAAGTGGTAACCAATCTTTTAAACCTTTCCCTTCTGGACAGATGGGTGTTAGGTATTCAAAGTTTGAAGCTTCTACAGCTTTGGTACTAAATGATGTTATTCAAATGGTTGATGTATTTGCAGGTGAGACTGTTCACAAAGTTGTGATTAAAACAGACGACCTAGATACTGGTACAACAATTGTCCTTGATGTAGGCGACGGCACAACTGCTGACTACTACATAGACGGTTCTACTGTCGGACAAGCTGGTGGTACTGATCACATCGATGCAAACATTGCGCCAAAAGAATATTCATCTGATGACACAATTGATATTTTAGTACAAGCAGCACCTACTGGTGGTGGTACTGGAACAATCGAAATGTGGGTACACGTATCTTAAATAACCGTTAAGGTTTATTGAAAGGGCTCCTTTGTGGAGCCTTTTCTTCATATGTAGTAAATGTTTTATCGCAAGCAGTACATTTGCGCCTGCGATAAACAAGTTCTTCAGTTACTAAACGCGAGTCAATGACTTTTGTTTTTGATTTACATTTAGTGCAAATCATTTGCGCCATTCTGGTTGATATTCTTTCCAACGTATTGTTGGTTTACTAAGATCAAGCTTGTAAAACTTTACTGGTTTTTTCTCAATTACAAGTTTTTCATGAACCATAGTTTTTTTCATAATAAACAAAGTAATTGACGCACACAAACCACCAACCATAGCAGCAGCCATGCCGCTGAATGTGCCGTAAAAACACACCATGAGTGTGACGGTAATTAGTACGTCAACAAAAATATCATTACCAATGGTCTTACGACCGCCAGCTTTAAGCGCCAGCAGCAACAGACCTAGCGCGCTGAAAATGCCTATCCATAACATTGTTTTTGTCCCTCCACATAAGATATGCCATATAGGCAAATTGAATTAGCTCAATGAGAATCCATAGAGCGGTTGTTGCAGATGCGATAATATTACCCATCAGTTAGTCTCCACAATAAATAAGCAGTACATCCCATAGCAACTAGGATGCCTACTAACATAATAAAATGATGCAATGATGTTGCGATAGCTAGTAAGCCAAGCAACACTGCACCTCCAGTTAGAACAGATACGCTAAATTCTTTAGCGTGCTGTTCAAATTTCGATGATTTCACCATAAGGCGCTTCTCCTTTTTCTGTAGTTACCCAGAGAACTGGATAAGGGGGTTGGTCTCCAAAGTCGTTTGAACCTAAGTCAGTGAGATACACTAACGCAGCTACACGTGGGTGCTTTTCGTTAATGTAATCAATAACAGGACTAAACATAGTTCCGCCTCGACCTTGGTACTCAACTTTGAGTGGTAATGATTCACGTGTGTATTCATCATCTTTGTGAACTTCAGTATCACATTGAATAAAATGTATACGTTCTGGACTTAGCTCACGCAAAATATGAGATGTTTCACTGGTAAAAGTTTGTAATTCTTCATCACTTACTGAACCAGATGTATCAACTGCAATTGCAATTTCTTCAAGACAGGGGTTGTACATAGAAGGAAGATACATACCTTGCCAGATAAAACGTCTGTTGGGCCGTGTCCAACTAAAGTCAGAGTTGGTATTAGCACGCAAGAACCTTGCAAGTACTGCACGCCAATCGACTTTAGGCGTTACAATGTCTTCAATAAGACTTTGCATGTTAGCTGGTAGTTTACCTTGTGCTTTTGCTTGCTCAGCTGCTTGTTGTATTGCAACAGTTAGTTGAGATTCAATAGCACCAACGGATTCACTTGAACCAGCATCGGGGTGGTCTAGAACATCGCCAGCACCTTTAGCAATCAACAGGGCGCCAAAGCCCTCTGGAGGTTCGGGCAATATACTGTATACATGCTCGGTAGTCATGTCGGCGTATTGTTCATCGAGAAGACCACCCGATGGAAGAATAAAAGCATTGCTTTTAAGAATAAGATTAATAACGTAATCTGCAGCTACATTCCACTTTTCTGCATGCCTTTCTTGTCGACGTGTGTGATGCATAAATACAACATGCAAAACTTCGTGAGCAAGAAAACCAATACGTTCTTCGGGTCTGAGCTTTTCAAACCACGTAGGGTTGTAAAACAAATGTTTACCATCAGTGGCACCTGTATCTATGTCATCACGCTCTACAGGTTTGAGTCTAAGACATAAGGTACCAAAGAATGGGTTGTCAAGAATAAGACGTGATCGTGCACGCACAAAAGAATCGTTCATAAAAGCTCCTAGGATTGTAATTTACGCAGTAAAACTTGCGCTTTACGTTTTTCAAAGTTTTCCATTTGTTTTTCTGCATATTCAATAAGTTCTGGGTTATTAGATTGTTGAACATCCATGTCTTTAAACAATTTATTTTTATCGTAATATTTAAATCGATGGGTTTTTTGTTTAGTTTTAAATACTCTTTTCCACTGATTATTAATATTTTGATAAGTAGAACCATAATGTTCATAAGTGTCTTTATCTAAATCAATAACACCATTAACATCTAATTGATACACAGGTAAAAAATACTTAGGTACATATTTATACATGGGTTGTTTACCTTCAGGCCAATCTTTTGGTCTGTGTTCAGGGTGTCTTGAATAATAATGGTTTGGATCTTGATCTTCCCAACCATCTCGTACATGACCTGAACCAACGTGTGCACCCCACGCAGCAGTAGTTCCATAAAGTTTAGAACATAAATACACAATAAACGGATCTGGGGAATGTAAATTACCATTACGATCTGTATATTGTTTTGGAATGTGCCATTTGTAAGCGTTTACAAAAGCAAAACCTGTACCACCACAAAAGTTGTACGCAATAAAAGTACCAGGATCAATTAATCGTTCTGTTCCTTGGTAAATATTGGGTTGTTGCGTGTAGGCCATGTTAGTTCTCCAATAGGTTTGCAGTTAATAACACTTCGTTAAGCTCTTGTTCTTGGATAGCAATAGCTTCACGTTGTTGCTGTTGTTTAGCTTTACGTTCTACTTTTTCGTAAACTTTTTGTACATATTTGTCGTCTACAAGATCTTTAAGTGCAGGCCAAGCTTTGAGTGCTTGATTAAGCGTTGAAAAATCATTAATAGCTTCTTCAATTTTGTCAATGTACTCACGTTCACCAGTACGACAAGCGTCATTGTGTTTATCAACAGCTTCACATTGTTGAACTAATTCATGTTCACGTGGTAGTTTTACAGTTATGGTTGAATAACCATCCATCATAAATCTTGGCGTTGTAGTATAAGTATCAAAATCACATTGATAAGTTGTTTTGATATGCTCTTCAACGCCATTGTCATCTTCTACTATTTTAGTAGTTTTGATAACAACTTTATTAACTTCACCTTGTCGATCAAAATCGATATAATCTCCACCAAAATGTTCAATGCTTTTTTGTACAAAACTTTGCATTTTTGATTTAATAGATTCATTAAACCATTTATCTGGGCTTGGAAAATCTTTGTAAGGATTAACCGTTACATATTTACTCCGCGCGGCGGATCTGATTTCACTCAACAAACGTCGAGACATTCTTACTGTAGCCATAATTACCTCCTATAGAACTACGTTAGCATTGTCGACAATCCACTTACGTAGTGCATCGTCGGATTTAAGATTTGGATCAACAGCCAAACAACCTTTGACTAAGATCACTTGAAACTCAACTGGCAACTTACTGTTGAGCGTCATAATGTTTTTCATCAACTCAGGCTTAGCCCTAGATGCAACAGCACTAGATAGTGCATACAAGATAGCAGGGTTGTCGTTTTTCTTGTACGTTGTTGGATTTTCTAACAGCTTGTCAATATCAGGCAGTTCGTCAGCAATTTCTTTGTATGCAATAAACTCACCAGCTGGACCATCACCGACCAATGCTGAGATACCAAAGAACAACGAATCATGGTCGACGTTATCTGGTTGAAATTTAAGTTTTCTGTCTACAAACGACCAGGATCTGGGTGTTGGAAACGCATACTCATCAGCGCTGAAGTTGTACAAAAGGCCTGGTCTGTATTGTATGAAACCAATAACTTCTGGGTTAACATTGTTTTCATAAGCCCAAGCTGTCCAATCATCTAGGTTAGCTTCAAGCTCGTAATGAGCAAGACGATTTCTTACAGGTGATGGCATTTGATACACAGCAGCGGCATCGGTTAGTCTGTTACCTGCGGCAATTACAGACCAGCCTTCAGGTAATGTGTAATCACCAATTTTTCTGGTTAACAAAAGTTGTAAGAAAGCATTCTGTGTTGCAGGTGGAGCTGTAGGTAACTCGTCAATAAACAAGATACCTGTATCACCATCGCGTTGCGCGATTGGAAACACATCAGGTACGGCCCAACGTGTAAAACGTTCGCCTGTTTCTTTTACAGCTTGGATGTGAGGCACGCCACGTACATCGACTGGATCAAACAAGTTGGCACGAAAGTCAATCAAAGTCATTTTGAGACTGTCAGCTACCTGTTGTGGTATTTCTGATTTACCAATGCCTGGACCACCCCAGATCATTGAGTTGATGCCAGCACGCATATTCTGCTTGATTTCTGACATTAAGTTGGTGGGTTTGATTGAATGCATAATTAATCCTCCATGGTTTCAATCGGTTCTACATTATTTACTATAAGCTTCTCGCCTTGTGTGATTTGACTAATAAAAGCAAGTTTGGCTAGAAGTTTATAGTTCCAATTATCTGAAAATTTAGGTGCTTCAAACTCAATAGTTATCTGCATATCTTCAGAATCTTTATGTGCAAGAGTTGCACGCCATTTAACTAACATTATTTACCTCCTTTAATTAATGTTGGTTTCCAATTAGGGTTGGGTTCTTTATCCCAAGGTTCAAAAGTTATTTCATCTTCCTCTTTAGGAGTGGTGAACCATACACCGACATGCAGCGGCATGTTTGTATCAGCTTCTGCCGATACTCGGTAAAGTTCACATAGCTCTTGAATTTTTTCTGAAATTTGGTCGAAAGAATTAATACCATTAGAATGATCGGTGTAACCTAAAGAATAACTGGTGTAATCAGGCAACTCATCAATGCTGCGTTTGCGTTCGACTTCGTATTCTTCAACCGATATTTGGACGTGAAATTGAAATACATCTGACATGCACACCTCCTGTGTGAAAAATTAAGGCAGCCTTAGTATCAGATATGCAGTAGGCCTGCGGCTTCTAACTGCTTAGGGTGCACCTGGCCAGTATGGTCGTCTCCAGCTGCCTTAATAAAAAATATAAAAGCGGGGGATATTGTACATTCAGGGAATCAAACCCTTATGACTATATAATTATACGCTCTAGTCAATCTTTTCTGGCGCAACCCCTATCCCGCGAGGAATTTAAAGGATCAATAATATGATCACACAAACAATAAACCCTGTTAGGGCAACTCGCATTAGTTCTTCGTGGTTCATGATTCGTCTCTAAAAGCTAAGTCGTAGACTTGTTTAACAAAGTCATAATCAACTTTCTGGGCATCTTCTCTAAGATCACGCATCACACAAACAGTAGCGAATAGTTGATTCTCAGTTAAATGCGGTTTGTTAGAAGAAACAGTTTCGAGGTCAGCTTGAACATCAAAAATAACATCTTTTAATCTACTCATTTGACTCCTCTGTAATCTACAGTTGTTTTTCTACGTTTGTCGCGTGGATACTCTGTAACCACACGACCATCTTTATACCAAGTTTGTATTCGACCTGGTCTCACTTCTATTGAGTGTACTTTTTTAGCTAGCTCTTCGCTTTTGAGTTCTTCTTTGCGTTTAGCTAACTTTTCGATATCTTCTGGATAAGCCATAACATACTCCTGTTTTTGTTACCACCAAGGACTATACCAAACTACTTTACCTTGATCCAACCAAGAAAGTGCTCGTTCACAAAATTCTTTGTCTGTCTCAAAGTAATACTTAGCACTTTGTTCTTGAGCATCTTGCCCCCAAAAGAATCCATCTTTTGCTTTAGGCAACTGCCCTGAGTGTACTGCTTGTTTAAGATCGATAATATCTTCTCGAGTAAGGTACACATCTGAACAATTAAACTCGCAATCCATGACGCTTTGTGGAGCTTCCATGCCTTTCTTGCTGTAATACAATTGACGCATGTACTCGTTGAGTGATGCGTGTTTACGCCAATCAAACTCTGTAACAGGTTTGTTGTCTTGTTCTTTATCTAGCCAACCGGCTGCCATATCTAAACCCATAAGCACACCTCCATGTGTAAAAATTAGGTGGTTCGTTGTGACATAAGGTGAACCAAACCTGTAATGAAGGAGGCATAACTGGAGATCCCCCTCTGTCGTTTTTCAATATACACAGGTGCTGGGCTTTTCATCCCAGCTTGGTCGTTAAGGAGACACCTTCCATGGTTAACGCTCCACGGACAACGGGCGGTAGAGGAAGCTCAGGAGATAACCGAAAACCTCTACCCCATTATTGTTAAGCTACGCTTGCGACATCCATTGCATTGTTTGCTTGGGTAGTCATGACGCGTGCACTGAACTTGGAAGTGTCTACAATATTTTTGTAATTCCACTCTGCAAGTCTTTGCAATCTTAACTCGACTTGAGTTTTGACTCTGTCGGCTTTGATTGACACATCTTTAAGACCAAAGTCATTATCAATGGTAGCTAACGCTTGAGACAACATTCTGGATTTTCTACCGAGCTGAAGCATTTTGTCTTCGCGCTCGATCAACCATTCTGGTATCTCTTTCGTTGGGTCTTGCTCAGCCATTGATTCTTGATACTCGAATACAATGGAACAAAACTCAGCCCACGTTCTGGTAGCCAACTGTAAAAAGTTGATACCAGTTGTTTGCGGATCAACTTCAAGCAATGGTCGTTGACCAAGAACGATCTGTTCAACTTGTAAGTTGAAGTATTCACGTTCTTTGGTAGCCTTAGCTTCGTCATCGCCGAAGTGTGGCTGTGTACCATACTTATCATTGAACACCTTCATGATACCGCCGATCCTACCAGTGTTGAATGTTGGGTTGCCCTCAAGATCCAAACTGTATTTCTTGTAGAAATAATCAGGTAGAACAATGTCATCTTGCTCGGCTCTGTTTTCAGAACCTACAGGATCACCGTTAGTATCAGGAATGAACGCTGATTCTGGGGTTGATTGCTCTGGGAGCAACTCTCCGTTTTCACCGTTCGCCATATCGATCTCGACCTCAACATCTGCTGGGTCAAATATATCTGCACCTTTACTACTCATACTTACCTCCTTGTGGTTTAGAGTGTTGGTTTCTATTTGCAATTACTTGCAATACTTCTGAGTTATTCAACTCAGGAATATACAAATAACTACTCGCTTCTTGACGAATTGACTCGTCAATGTGTTTTTCTTCCATATATACCTCCTTGTAATAAAAGAAAGAAATTAAAATTCATACCTCAACGCGGGTTTTGGTACACCAGTCATAAGGGCCATCATCGTCTTGTGGTAAGCCTTTATTACGTTTTTCTATAGCGTTGTGTTGAGTCACACAATCAATACATAATGAAACCATCAATCCGCCGTAGCCATCTTCTACTGCAACCGAGCCGTCAGCCAAGATCCATGTATCTTCATCAATTTGTTCTAATTCAAGAACTGAGCCTGTAAACTGAACAGCAGGAACATGTCCGTCGCATACTGGACAATGTTCATTCTGTTGTAATGGACTACGAATAGCTGCCATTCTTTCGTGTTTGGTTAATTTTTTTAAGTCGTTTAAGTTCCAAGTCATAATTTATCTCCATATATATAAAACATCCTAAGACAACGCTCCCCATGGAGCGTTGCAAGCGAATCTGGTGTAGTTAGCTGTAACATTTGAACGTAAGAATGCGGGTTTGCGAGCGATTGTTACACTTGTTACAGCTGATTTTAGGGTACTGTAACAGCCTGAAACCCGCGTGGTTGTACTGTTTGCTTGGATTATGTTACATGTAACAGATGATTTATGTTCTAGAATAAAGATTCACGGTCGACGGTCGTTATGGTACAACCTCTATCTGGTCTTGCTGTAACGCTGTAACATTTGGTGTATCAGCACCTTGTAAACCCTCACTGCTATCGCACCGGCAAGCGTTACACTTGATGTGTTACACATGGGCTTTTTACGTGTAACACGTGTAACATCATTCCTGGAGCGAGTAGCATGGGTCATACCTGGCGGTTTTTAAAAAAAAGCCCCATTGCGGGGCTATGATAGTAGTTGTTATTACTTGGGATGGTTGAGTGGTAACTCAGGTTGATGTGGTCGATCGGACTTGGTGCGTTGGTGTTGATAACCATCTTGAACCATGTCGATTGCTTTATGACCGAGGGCTAGTGCTTTGCCTGTCCCTCTGAGTAGTAATCGCCCACCTTTGTAGGTGAGCGATATAGCGTCTCTAGTAACGCCGATAATAGTAGTTTTAGGATTAGCCATTTGCTACTGCCTCCTTCTTATCTTCTTGTTGGAAGATGAAGATAGGTTCGACTTTACCGTCAACCACGAGCGGTTGAAAGTTAGGACGAAGCGTGATGCTTGCTCCGCCGTTAGATGCATAGCCAATGGTTGTCCAGCCAGGGTTCATCTTGACTGCTCCATTCTCGTCTACTGTGATGTTGCCCTCTTCATCCTTAGCGGGGAAGGGACGTTTAACTTTAGCTATATATTTCATATGTACTCCTGTGTATATATAGTTAGTGTTCCAATGAGCCAGTCTCATTAGAATCAAGAGACTACCTACGACACATGAACCACTGTTCATGTGCGATGACCGCTGTTTTTCTGGACAAGGTTCCAAAGCTAAAAAATTAGAAACAAGGTTCCAAAATCGGAAATCGGGGAAGGGGGTGGCCGAATAGGCGGAAGGGGAGACAATGAATGAGTGATATAGTATAGTATTTTCAAAAAAAATTTCTGAGAAAAAATTTCTGAGAAAAAATTTATGACAACTAAAGTTTGCGATCGCTGCAAAAAAGAACTGGATCTTTCTAGATTTGTCCAAGAGAAATTGAAATCTGGGAATGGTACTTACCCACGTAACGTTTGCAAAACGTGTACCGTCGACCTTCGACAACGGAGATCGAGCGGGGACCCCGAGCGTTTTCTACGGCACATCTTCAACAGTCTAAAAAACAAGCGCAAAGATACTTGCGAATGGGACCTTGTGCCAGAAGATCTTTTTGAATTGTGGCAAGAACAAGAGGGCCGTTGTGCGTTGTCCAATAATATTATGACGTGGAGAAAAGGTGGGGGCTACCATGATTTTAATGCCAGCGTTGACCGAATCCAGCCCGACGGTCCATATACCAAAATGAATTTACAGCTAGTTTGTTATAGAGTAAACATCATGAAACACGTGCTCGATGATCACGAGCTCTATTGGTGGTGCAAGAATATCGTGACAAACAGAGAAGAATACTAATATAATTCCATTTACATGCGTTTATTAGACGAAGACAGACCTACAGAAATAACCGAACAGGATAGAGCGGAGTTTCAATCCCACCTACCTTATGCCGGATTACACTTAAACG